TTATCAATAGTACAATTACACATTCTACTTAATACTTCTTCGTCATACTCTATTTCAAAACTTATCCAACAACGACAATATAACAAGATATATGCACCCTGTTCTTCTAAACTTAATTTTACTCTGTCATTACTAGCTAACCAATCGTTAGCATAAAACCTAAAAATAGGTGATTGTTCTTCCCTAGTTGTTCTTCTCATCTACATTGTCCTTGTTTGATCTATCTTGATAGTATAAGTATTGGTATAGGCATAGGTATATGTATATGTATAGCTATGTTTTGCCATTAGCAAAAGTATAGCACAACTATGGCATTGCCATAACATATTTTTACACCATTTAATCATCTTTTGGCTCTGTATCACAAGGTAAAGCGTCTATATGTTCATCTGCTTTTACCTTATCAAACCAGATAGAACGATCATATCCACCATAATTAAAATTTCTTTTTAACTTAAAAACTTTAGATTTTTTTTTGTTGCTCATTTATTATTTCTCCCATTGTTATATCGTGGCAACGAATACACACTTGCCCATATTTATGACCAATAGCATACATTTTAGTATATCTAAAATAATGATAACACCTATCACATTTCAAACTTGAGTTTTTATTGGTCAATTTCATTACATTTTCTCACAAATTGTTTCCTGCATTTCATACTCTTTTTGAAATTCGTTTCTACTGTTTCCTAAATCTAATTGTATTAATGCCAGATTGTGTAAACTATCTTTATTTTCTTCTATTCCTAAATCTTCTAATCTTTTTATTAATCTGTCTAAATCTTTAATTAAATCATTATAATAATTGATAACTTGTTCCATTTTTAATCTTCGCATATTTGCTAAATGAATGTTAATATCTTCTTTACTCATCATAAATCAACCTTATTTAATCTCTTATCTAATTCTTCTCTTAAATCGTCATCAAGAGAATCAAAATAATCCATAAGAATATTATACGCTTTTTTATAACGCTTGTTTTCGTTCTCAAGTTGTTTAATTCTTAATTTATCATCTATATTCATATTAACCTATCTTAATTTATTAAAAATAGTAATGCAAGTTTTTTTTTATTATACAAAAAAAAATCCCCTAAAGTCTATGGAGAAACAATAGGGGATTCACTAGGAAAGAAATAATAGTTAAGGTTACCATTATTCAGTTAACTTTGCAAGGTTCAAAACCTTCGTTTCGTAATTATTTTTTTTTTTGGTATCTGTTTTTCTGGGATCTCCCATTTTCTGGTCAACAGTATTCCATGAAAAATCAGGTTGAACATCATAAATAAATCTACTAGGACTCCTGTAAATTTTAATAGGTTTTCTTACTTCTTTTTCAATGTTACCAATAATTTTATAGATATAACTGTCCTCCCATTCATCAATGGAATAATCGCAACTTATTCTATCCCTTAACTCATCAAGTAATTTAATTATTTTATTCATCTTATTTTTCTCCTTTTTCTTCATTCTTAATTGATATTGCTTTTATATAAAAATGTTGAGCCATAGTTAAATCTTCTTTAATCAACAAATTATTTCTACGACTAAAAACCACGATACAACTAGGAAAAGGTGCGGAATTTTTAGAATTACCAAATTTTAATCTGCCTTTAATGTATCGTATTTGACCATAAATGCAGTAGTCATGCCAATACTTCGTATCTGTTCTGCTAGGAATTAACATCACAACTGTACAACCTTTTAAGCTTTCTTCGTATGCCTTTTTTACAAACTCACCTATTTTTGAATAAGGTGGATTACACCAGATAAAAGGTGCAAAGTTATTCTCATCTTTTAACAGCATAGACCAATCATAATTTAAACTATTCTGGTCTTTAGTTGCATAAAATGTTTTTACTTTTGTATTCTCATGACTGGCACAAATATCATAATCAAACTGAAATTCATTGTTTAATCTATCATATAAATTCTGTGGTGTTTCCCATTCATCAGAATTTTTTGAAAATAAAACTTTATCAATCATAGATATTCCCCAAAATATTCATTAAATTTTGTTAAAGTCTTTCTTAAAAAATGCAACTCATCTTCCGTAAAATCTTCAAAATAAGTTACCATTTCATATTTATTGCTTAAAGTGTCCAGATAATATAAATCACCTTTTTCTACTTTGTAAGCAATGCCATTTAATACTGTTCTAGTAAATTTAGCCATTTTTTCTCCGTTTTTGGTTAAGGTTAATATTCATTAAACTATTTAAATCGCTCTGTATGGCTCTTAAAATCGCTCAATTATCACTAGACAGGGCAAAATTTCGCCCTGTTTCTGGTTTAACCTTCATCAGTAGTGATTGCGTTTCTAAATAAATCTTCCCTAAAATTAGGGTTATCTTCCTTAAAAACAAAACACAAATTATCTATTAAAATATTATGACAAGTTTTTGAATCGTGTTTTTCTGCCAATGCTTTTTGTTGTCTAACTAAATTGGCAAATAGTTTAAAATGTTTTCTAGTCATGCTCATTTTTACTCCTAGTTAAAATTAATATTTTTGGATTTAATAAAAGGTTCTACTTTTTCCTTATATTTAACAGATGCTAAATAATGGTTATACATTGAATCCATAATTGTTTGTACTGAATCCAATATTAATTGCTTACCTTTAGCGTCAACAGATGAATATAATTTAATCATCTGTAGGGCTTGAGGTGTTGGGTTTTTTATTATTTCATTTTGCATATTTTCTCCTAGTTAAAATTAATATTGCAAATGACAGGGAAAATTAATTCCCTGTTTCTGTATTAAACTTCTTCAGATTTGCTTTTTATACTCTGGGTAAATTAAGCGGTCAGCTAACTTGTGATAAATTCTCTTTAAAACGACCTGTAAATGAGAATACAAATGTTTATCCTGTCCGTCTACTTCGTGCAACATATCATGAGCAATCCAAAATAAATTATTATTTAATTCAAATTGGGCTTTTAAACCATTTCCACCATGTATTGTTGCTGAACCACCACAATCTTTGTAAACAGATACAGCGTCTTTATAATATGAAGTTTTAATTTTATTATATTCAAGGACTTTATTTACTTTATAAATAAAATCCAAGTATGAACCATGAAAGTTATTCATTTGTTTTGCTAAATGTAAATCTAATTTCAGCATATTCTCTCCTAGTTAAAATTAATATTGCAAATGACAAGGGAAATTAATCCCTTGTTTCTGTATTAAACTTCGTCAGATTTGCTCTTAATAAAATCTATAACACATTGGGCAATAAATGGCTCAATGCGTTCAATAACAACAGTACCAAAATCAGTTCCTTTAAATTTTCCTTTTCCTAAAACTGCGTTAAGATAATCAGATTCTGAAATGTTTTCATAATCTAAACCTGCTAAATTTTCGTGTTCAAAAAGGTCAACGAATTTTTCGTTAGGACATCTTCTAGTATTATAATATTTTGCAGTAGTTTTTGGCATATTCTCTCCTAGTTAAATTAATATTATGCTAATAACATATTATAGTTTACTTTAGTTAAGTCAATATCTTTTTTATTATTAAGGTGTTAATATAAGAAATGGCTAATAAAACCCAACAAAAGCAACAACCTTGCAAAGATGCGTTTATTAAGTTTTATAGTGAATCTGGGAACGCAAAACAATCTGCGATTCGTTCTGGATATTCAGAAAAGACTGCGGAACAACAGGGAGCATATTTGAAGAAAAGATATGCTAATGAAATATTTGAAAAGCAACAAAGTATGTTAAACAGTTTAACACCTTTAGCTATTAAAACTCTTAACGACATTCTGAATGATAAGAAAGTAAATGCTTCAACAAAAATGAATGCGGTGAATAGTCTTCTTGATAGAACTGGTCATCAAACAGTACAACTCCATAAAGATGTAACTAATGAGAAGTCAACAGAAGAACTCCATAAAGAACTACAATACTTATTAGGAACAATCCAAGAACCAGATAAACTGAATTAGACCCTTCTACTTTAGATCTCCTTTTGATTAGTATGACAACTTCACTATAGATACTAAATGTAGTTCTAGCCATTGGTGATGCTTTTGCCCACACACACACACGCATAAATTAAAAATGGCACGGCATTTGCCCATAGAATCGCCCAAAAGCCACGCAAACCGCCCATTTTAGAGCAGGCGACCCCCCAAAACCGCTTCGTGTCAATATATATATGGATTCATATCCACAGCGGTGGGTATTTTTAGGTATTAACTAAAGTTAATGGGTTGTACATAGGTTAAGGGTGTGGTATATAGGGGTATGAGTGATAAAGCGTGGAAACAAAGGGAAAGACAGGTAGCAAATTTTTTTGGAGGAAAAAGAACGCCATTAAGTGGTGGGAATAGTGGTATTACAAGAGCGGATGTAATACACGACAAATTATTTATAGAATGTAAGTTACGCAAAAAACACACAGCAATTACCCTTTGGGATGACACAAATGAAATGGCAAAGAAGGAGAACAAAACTCCTGTCATTGCATTATGTGAAAAGGGCAGGGCAGGGTTTTGGGTAATGGTGCATAGTGATGATCTTGATAAGGTATGATAGAATGGATAG